TTCTTCGTTCTGGAGCACGAGATAATCTGTAGATAACCAGACTATCCTCAATCATTCTAAGTTGATTGATAGCTTTGATTGCCTTATGTAAATATGATAATGTTGTTCCTTTATTTCTATCTACTAATCCTGAAGTGCAAAATGTAATTGAATCTTTTGAAAATTTAATTCCACCTTGTCCACCAGTTGCCGATGAAGGACTTGCTGTAGGATAAGTTAATTTAGGATTATATAAGAAGTATTCCTCTATTTCAGGAAACTCATAGTCTGCAGGATTACCAGTATTTACATTTCCTAGACGAACATTATTATTCTGCTGTTTCTTTTGCTGTCTTACATAACGCATTTTCATTGCGTCAATATAACGCAATTCCTGAATCCCCTCATGAGGATTCTTCATATCAATCACTTTATTGTAATATAACCTTCCATCTATATACCAATTTCTATAAATTTCGTGTGCCTTTCTATTGAAATCTAATAACTCAAGAATAAACTTAAACTCTTCTCTTATTGTCTTCTTAATACCATCACTTGCATTTAAATGATCTAAATTAATCTCAATTGGACTGTCATTACTATCAGAAACAAGGGCTTCATTTACAATATCTTCAATCGCACTATCCGCTTCAGGATGAAGTGCCATCTCACGATATCTTTTAATTAACTGAACTTCAGTTTTATAGACACCTTCAATATCAACATACTGACCAAAAAAACCACTACTCATGAAGTAGTCTGACTGATCCTCTTGATTAGGGGGAACAGGTGAGACTACTCCAGGAGATTGTGGTTCGTTGTCCTCTATCGAGAACCCAAATAACTTCGCCATGATTTATTTAAAAAATGCCCTTTCTAGGACTATTTATCAAAGTTTTTAAGTCCTACTTTATACTGTTACTGTTTGTGGAATACTGGATTCTGGATCAGATGGTGCTTGTGCTCCTTCTCCTCTTTCCATGTAATTGACTTGGAAAGTAACAGTAAACTCTTCGATTGCATCAGAACTCTCATATGAAAGATCAATTGATCCAATTTCAGAAGGCCAAATATCTTGTACTGTATATGTATAAAGTACTCCTGAGGCTGTTGATCCTACTTCTCTACTTCCTATATCAGTTCTACCCAACTGTCTAATAGTACCACTTCCCATATATTCGGAAGGTGCTACTGCCCCACTACCATCTTCTATCCCATTAATTAATTCAGCCCATTGTTCAAATGTTTGTCTTATATCAAAACTTTCATCATTAATAACAGTAACTGACCAAGGTTCAAAGGTTCTGTCTCCAGCAACCTTTAGAATTCTTCCTCGGAAAGGAACATCTACAGACCCAATAGTTTGAGTAGGCATAGATGTTGCCTTACAAAGAAATTTAAATTCACGTTCTGCGTCATCTACCCAACCTGTTGGGCAAGTAACACCAACTTCAAAGAGGTTAGGCCTTGCACCGCCCCCCTTTAGTTGACTTTTAAAATTTGAAATTGTTGATGCCATCGTTGTAATCTCCTATGTTAATTAATTATGGGTAAATTTAAACTCTTCCTGTTACTTCTTCAAAACTGACTCCAGTTCTGGTAGCAACGAAAGTAAGAGTAACAAAGTTAATCGACCTTGTGGGCTTCAAGAATATATCTGCCCTAAATTCATTATTATCAATAACCTCAGGAGTGTTATTGGTTTGGTCACAAATGACTCTAAAGTCTACGAGTCCTCTCTTCGCTTGAACATCTCTTAGATAAGGTTCAACGATATTAACAAAGTTAGAACGAGTAATTTCATCGTTGAATTCAAATAGTTGAGCATTAGCAACTCCTTGAAGTGCTGATTCAACAGTGATGAATAGACGACGAACGTTAATTCTATCAAATGCAGATGCGTAACTTAATCCTGTCTTATCACCAAAGAGAACTGCTCCCTGACCTGGTAGGTTAGTAATTGGATTAATTCTATTTTCATAGAGTTGATCTCTCTGTGCCTTAGTAGGATTGTATGCGAGTTTAACACAGTTGTTAATGTTTCCTCTCTGTTGTCCAGCAGGTGAGAACCAAGGGAACTGCTCAATGTCAGTTCTAACCATTAGGCCTGCAACGTCTGGGTTTGTTGGCATATAACGGAACTTGTTATTGTATCTATCCCAAGTCCACTTGTAACCACTATCAAATACTGCATAAGATGAAGATGTAATAGGAGCATAGAATGCAAGAACATTATTTGTCTGATCCTTGCTGCTAGTTACATTAACCACATCTGATTTATGTGGAGAGATAACCGCAACACAGTCCTTTCTAGCTTCTGCAATAGCAATGAGTTTATTTGCTTTTGCTTGAGACTCATCTTTAGCAGAACAACCAGGCCCCATTATTAAGTAATCTACATCTACCTCATCCTCATTTTCAAATAAATCATATCCTGCAGAGAGATCTCCAAGATTTGCTTTATATTGAGCACCACCAGATGCATTGTAGTTTTGTCCACCACCTAATTCATAACCTACGTTACCTAGTCCACTAAAGATAACTCCTGATGCGTCTTGTCCCCAAACACCACCACCAGTAGTAATTGGAGTGAATCCATCAGACTTAACACCACTTGTGGTAGTAAATCCAGTTGCTCTTGGAGTTGTATCCCAGAAACTATCTGCTGCTTGAGATGGGTTCCATCCTGCATAGATGTATTCAGAGAAGTTAGCAAGGTAGTTCTTATAGTAGGTATTTGTAGGAGGATTAACGTCAGATATTGTATCTGATGCCTTAGAAAGATTAAGGTTTTTCTCAAGAATCGTTCCTTGAATACCTGATACACTTCCTGTATCATCTACAAGTACTAAGTGGAATGCATCATTCTTACCATTTCTGGCATCTGCATAACCACTTGTTTGTGGTTTAGATGCAATTGTGTTCCAGTAAACAGTACCACTTGATAGATCAAGAGTTTGATTATCATACCAGTCAGTAACTGTACCAGCAGTGTTAACACTTGCTACTTTATAATCACCACCTTTATTGGTTCCTGCAGTACTTACACAGTAAACAATTGAACCAGGTGTGATTGAACGTTGCTCATCAAATTGTGCATAGTTAACATATGTTTCTGTTCCTATTATATTACCTGTTTGCTCAACCTTGGAGACTATCTTAACATCAATTGTACTAGCTGCATTAGTAGAGTCTGTTGTTAGACCTGTAATAATACCCTTAACGTATCCGTTAGTAGTAGCAGTTGTACCTAAACCAACCGTTGTACCACTATAAGCAACCGTAACACCACAACCTATTTCAAATCCAGCGACTTTAAGGTTTGTAGTAGTAAGACCAATTGTTTGATCCGCAAAATCATCAATAAAGCATAACTTTAATCCATCAGCCCATGTACCAGGAGTTCTAGCAGCATAAGTCCATCCGCTACTTATGTCTGTATAACTCTGATCATAGTCATCAAAGTTCTTAATTTTAAGAGTAGTGGTAGAAGCAATACCAACTCCACCAACAGGAGCACCAGCATTAGAGTTCTTCAGGTTTGCACCATCAACTCTAACTACTTTAAGTTGTCCCCCATATGATAAGAATGACGCTCCACTCATCCAGTACTCATACTGACTGTCAGTAGATAGCGGTTTACCGAAGGATTCTGTTAAATCTACTTCGTTTGTGATGTCAATTACTTCATTAACTGGTCCAATTTTAAATGGTCCTGCAAGAGCACCTGTATTGGCCACTACATTATCAACTCTACCTACTGTTAGGTCAACCTCCCTAGTAATTACTCCAGGAGATATTTGCTGAGTCGCCATGCTTTTTTTCTCCGAATTTCTCAGTTTATCTTGAAATTATTTATTGAAACCCGTATTTTGACTGGGGAAACATGCCGTGAACACTCACCAATCAGGGTAAGTCCATTCAGGAAAAGGAAGTCCTTTTTTTCTACTCTCAACAATCCTTTTTACCGTGCATATTTTACATTCATATGAGTATGATGATGCAACTGGCCCTCTATCTTTACGAGTCCTATAAAAATTTTCTACTAGATTTTTTTCTTCACCACAAATTCTACATTTTCTATCTGACAATAGAAGATGACCTAACTTTATTTGTTTGTCTAATTCCATTACAATACTTGAATTACCCCATAGCAATCGGGTATCTCATGAGTCAATTTACTTTCTATACCTTGTTTTAGTGTAATAGCACTCATTGCACAAGTAGAACATGCACCACCTAATCTTACTTTAACAAAATTAGTTTCATGTTCTATTTCTACAAATTCCAACCATCCTCCATCTGCCTCAATATAAGGTATAAGTTCTTCAAGAACTTTCATTACATTTTCTTCGGTTAATTCCATTAGGACAAATACTCCCACATATAGGATGACTCTCCATACTCAGAAGCATTATTATACCATCTATCACCATCTTCAATAAAACTATCATCATCCATTCCATCATCCATGAATCCAAAAGGAGCCATGTCTTGTTCTATTTGATTCTTCTGTTCCTCATATAATCTTTTTCTTACATCCTGATCAGTAAGTTCTTTGAAGTAATCGCATTGAACTAACCATGCATATATTACTAAACACATTGCAAGGTCATCATTACATCCCTCTTCTGCTTCAAATGAATTACTCTTATGAATAAACGTAGTAAGTTCACTCATAATCTCATAATCCGTAAATAGAAGTTTATTTTCTTCTATTAAAGTTTTTAAGTTAAGAGCACCAACCTTCTTAACTGTCTTGGACATCTTTACTCCAAGTTGAGTCTTCTTACCAGAGAACCCTTGGCCTACAACTTGTCCTGCTCTTCCTCTCATAGAACATTGAAGTAAATTGGGATACTCCATATCATAATTTAATATGGATGCTACCTGATCTCCTATATCATTTACTTCACATAAAATAAATGCATCATTATAACTCTTTCCTACTTCCTCAATAATGCTTGGGAAAAGCATTGGTTTAATTTCATTATTTCTATATTTTGCTACTACTGCATGAGGAAACTCTGTAATATCAACAACTATAAACGCAGAGAAATCTTTTCCTACTCCTCTTGCAACGTCCACTGTAATTGCATAATCATGTCCTTTTTGAGGATCAACATATACATCTAAACCTGCACTTGTCTTTTCTGGTTGTTGATATACTAATGCTCTTAATTTAGAAGGAGCAATAAGAGTATCGACAGATCCTAAGAACTCACACTCAAACTCAATCTTAAACTGTTGTTCAGATGTGTTTGCAATAGTTTGTTCTTTCCAAACCTCATCCCTACCAGGAACTTCTGACCAATGAACATCTGTTGGAACATATTCATTCTTCCCTCTTTCTGCATCGTGCCAATACCTATAAAAATGATTCATCCCGTGAGGGGTTGAAACCATGATTACTTTTGTGCTTTTACCAGAAGTAATAGTAGGATAAACACTAGCAAAGAAAGACTCAGCGATGTGATTGGGAACAAAAGCAAATTCATCCAAGAATAGGATGTTGAAAGACATACCCCTAACAGCACTAGCACTAGTAGAAGCCGCCAAGATTTTACTACCATTTTCTAACTCCAATGAACCTTTATTCCATGATATAATTCCTTGCTGCATCCACTTAGGTAGATTCTCATAGGCAGTTTGTAATCTACCTAACAAGTCTCTTGCAGTTGCTGCTTTGTTAGCAAGAATACCAATATTTAC